ACATCTGGGTATAACATCTGGGTAGAACGTATGGGTAGAAAATAAACATCTGGGTAGAACGTATGGGTAGGAATTTATCTAGTAACTAAATACTTCTTGTATGCACCTGTGTTATACGCTACCCAGGCTTTCTTTCCTTGCATCTCATACACGATCCTAGCCGCTTGCATACATCCCTCAACACTTGAAATATCTTTTCTATGAATACTATTTACTTGCATGAGGCATCCATCTTTACTCCACGCGTATTTCTCGTGGCCTTTTTTACAGAATGTAGACACTCCGCCTTTCGGTCGTGATGTGTGTACTCCGCCCGCTCGATCGTAGTAGCAGTTATAACTCATTGCATTACTGTTTAAGGAACTCTCTGCTTTAGCAATAGCTAACATGATCTCCGGCTCTTCAGGGAAGTATTTAAAGATTAGAGGCTTGTATTTGTCTTCACGTTGCTTCATTGAGGCGGAAACAACATACTTTGGCTTCGCAGGAGCCTTTTTAACGATTTTCTTAGGTTGCATGGCACTTAGTAACTCTTTAGGGTCGTAGTGTGTGCTATGGATAGATTTTACTGGAACAATGCCATATTGAGACATGAGGCCGCTATCGTATCTGCTCGTGAGGTTGTGTGTGACGTAAATAGTGGTGAATAGCACTGTAAGTGTGCATATGTAGATCACTACGTGTCGGAGTTTGGTTTTGCGAACAGGTTTTATTTGTTTACGTTTCCTTTTTAAAAGTACAATGTCATTCATGTGTCTCATTTTGGTATGTTTTGAGTTTTACTCAACTGGATACATTATCGCATGCGAAGTATTTTAAAGTCAATGATTTTATTAAAGTTATCCACATAAAGACACTCAATGTCTTTTGTTGTATAATAAATGTAATACGCGGTTGGCGCATTAAAATAAATTATCAACATGGGAGCACATAACATAAAAATGGTAGCAATGGACGTTTCAGAAGCACTCAGAAAGGGTGAAATTATAAACTTGGGTAAAATCATGATGAAAAATGGATATAAAAAGAGTTCTTCATTGCGCCCGTCAGATGTAACTAGAAGTAAAAGCTACAAAGAAGTTGTGGACCCTGTTATTGAGGCGCTTGCTAGAGAAAGAAATGCTATCTTGAAAAGATTACCGCAAGTGCGAGCAAAAGCTAAGTATCGTGACCTAATTGATGGACTTGATAAAACTACTAAGAACATGCAGTTGCTACAGGGCAAGGAAACGAGCAAAGAGAACATAACATTCACATGGGAAAAGTAAATAAGACTATAACAATACCCTATAAACCTAGAAATTGGGCAAAGAAAGTACATGAATCTACGAAAAGATGGATAGTATTGGTGCTTCATAGACGCGCGGGCAAGACAACAGCTATCTTAAACCACCTACAACGTGACGCATTGAACACAGACAAGTCTCAATACGCCTATATTGCCCCGACTTACAAGCAGGCGAAGCGTATTGCATGGGATATGTTGAAGAATATCAGTAGGTGCATCCCTGGGATGGACTGGAACGAGGCCGAATTGACTGCTATATATCCAAATGGGAGTAAAATCTTCCTTGCAGGATCGGAAAACATTGATGCGTTGCGTGGTATTGCTTTATGGGGAGGCGCTCAAGACGAATCTGCACAGCAACCACCCGGACTTTTTACAGAAGTTATATCAAAAGCCTTAGCGGATCACTTAGGATATTGGATATGGGCAGGTACACCGAAAGGAAAGAATGACTTTTGGAGGACATATCAAACAGCAATCAAGAATCCCGATGATTGGACAAGTCTATATCAAACAATCGATGACACTCTCATTGGAGAGACTGGAGAAGTTGTTGATAATCTAAGAGTGGCCTTAGTGGATGATAAAACGCTCGTTACACAAGGCAAAATGACACGTGATGAGTTTTTGCAAGAGTGGTACAACAGCTTTGAGGCGGCCATAAAGGGCGCATACTACATGGAAGAGGTATCAGAAATGAGAAATAAGGGCAGAATCACGTCCGTGTCGTACGATAAACGTATGCCAGTGCACACAGTGCTCGACTTAGGGACCGGAAGGAAGCTATCTTGTGGGTTTTATCAGTCTGATGGGCCGTTTATTAAGATGATTGACTATTGGGAAGGGACAGATGACGGCAAAGAAGGGCTACCAGAGCTCATTGTTGCGATGAGATCTAAGTTATATTTGTATGGGAAGCACTTTGCGCCGCATGATATTAGAGCTACAGAGATATCAACAGGTAAAACAAGATGGGAAACAGCAAGGGATCTCGGTATTGAATTTGAACACGTGCCAATGATCCCCGTGATAGAAGGTATCGAGTCTGGCAAGCTATTCTTTTCTAAGTTATACATAGATTCACAGAAGTGTGAGAGATTTATTGACGCGGTATCTCAATATCACAGTCAATGGAATGAAGAACGCCAGATGTTTGGCGATAAACCGAACCACGACTGGTCTTCACATGCGGCAGATATGCACAGATACGCTTCGATAGTTGCAGATGAGTTTGATAACTACTTTGAAAAGGGCAATATGGTATGGGATGACGATGAGAATGAGCTCGTAGATCAAAATAGAACCGGACAAGATGAATTATTTGATAGATTTGGGATACTTTAATTTTGTGACACTTTTTTTCGTGGTATAATGTACCACATATTTTATGCACATCACAGAAAAGCTGAATGGTGAGGTTAAAGAGGAAGTAATTTCCCCTGTTTATTCTGTAAAAGAAATAGCAGAGCGCTCACGATACATGGTAAAGACGCGACTCGCACGCGATAATCGTGAAATGCCCCACCCAGAGTTCGATGACATGACGTACACGCAGTACTATGATTCAAATAAACGTGCCGACATGGCCTACAACACGGCTAAACTTAATAAAGCAGACACAAAAATAGTCACAGGCTACACACGCGAGAAGGACACAACGCTTCTTTCCACTCTATTGGGATATGATTTTCAACCGGACATAACTGTATACAACAATCAAGAGCTTGTTATTTCTGAATTGGGTAACAACATGGAGGATGTAGTGAAGAAGTCTCGAGAGCTTGAAGATTGGGTTGATAAACGACAACTTGTATACAGGGAGCTCATTGCGCAAGGAGATGTGTTCGTTGAAGAGGTATGGCAGTGCCAATACATCCCAGAGATAGAAGATGAAGGAAATTGGAAGCCTGGAGACAAGATAAGTGACGCAAATTTTAATACAAAATTCAATAGCAGGAAGATGGAGCGTGCAGAAGTACGCCTACACCAAAGTAAAAACGTATACTTGGGTAATTTTTGGGAGACTGATTACAGTAAACAAGACATGGTGTTTACGTACGAGATTATTAGCCGTGATGTAGCGTATGCAACGTATGGTACATGGGACAGATGGGAGAATGTGCCGGATCAAGTAGATAATACAATCAGTCCAAATGATTTAGGAGGCACGTACAAAGATTGGTCGCTACTTACAGTGCAGAAAGGGTTTGTGGGAGTGCTCAAGATACAGCAAAAGTTTAAAAATAAGTACCAGATAATACTAAACGGTGTCATGATGTTGCCATGTAACTATCCACTGACAGCTATTTCGCCATACGGAGAGTACACAATACGCCATGCAGGGTTAGAACGGATCAATGGATGTGCTTATGGAAAGGGACAACCGTCTAAAACAAAGGTGGATCAAGCTGTGCACGATAAGTTTTTACGCTTGATGATCCTTCGAGAAGAGCAAGCAGGCGCGCCACCAATGGGATACACAGGCAGGAAAGTACTATCAAGTGACATATACATGCCAGGGAAGATAACTAACAACTTGAGAGAAGGAGCTTTGTTCCCTATTCTTCCACCGTCTACAGGGCTAAATTCTGCAGACTTCTCAATGTATCAACTTATCAAGCAAATGATGGACGATAAGACTATCAATGCCACATTTTCGGGTCAAGCACCTGATCAACAGGCTACATTAGGTCAATTACAGCAGGAAAAGCAGCAACAACTCATAAAACTTGGTATCAACTTCGATGCAATCAAGAACCTAGAGCGCACATTGGTATGGGCACGCATTGGAAATATCATAATGAATTATGCAAAACCTACGGACAACAAAGTCGTGGATAAGAGTCCAGATGAACAGGTACTAGAGAACGTATACCGTACATTTTCAGTAGAAACTACGCTAGAGAATGGCCAGACAGGTATAAAAGAGTTTGAATTTACAGATAAAGAGTTCCTAGACATGCGCGAACAGCAAGCAGAAGAGGAAGGATTGAGTGAATACTACGGTAAACCAGTCAAAAAGATATATTTCAATGGCCCCGCGTTTATCACATTGCTCAAATACCGGTGGATTGTGAACATTATCGCTACGGAAGCCAACTCTGATTCTATTGAAAAGCAAGAGTTTGTGAACAATGTCCGGGAAGCAAAGGAGATATTTGGACCTGATTCAGTGAATGACGGATACGCAAAAGAGAAGTTTGCAATCAAGATAGGTGAAGATCCTACAAAGTTCTTCGTACCTCAAGAGCAGATCGAGCAGGCGAGGATGCAAGCGGGGCAAGTGGATGCGATGGGCAAGCCGGTTGCACCACAACCTATGCAAGGTAAACCATTAGTATAAGGT